AAATCTTCGATAATGTGTGTGCATTATAAGTCCCGGCATTAAAATCAGTTGGAGCAGATACGCTGCCAATAAAAACGATACGATACTCATTTCTTCTGTCTTTTCTTGATCTCGTTGAATAGAACGTCTACGGTATGTCTATTCGTTTCTTTGATTATGTCTGTTACTATGGGACTTAAAGCCCAAGGCATCAACTCATATCCTACTATTTCTATAAAGTTCATGTTTACGTGAACGGGTCGCAGCGACCAAGACCAGTTTTCCAACACCAACTCTGCATATGTTTCTTTAGTATTTCTGCTTACGTCCCAACACTCCCCTGCAGATATTATGTGAAATGAAAAAGGTGTGATGCATAAAAGCAGAGCCAAAAGTAAATTTGTGGGTGTTAAATTTACACTTCTTACACCCTTTCTAATAAGTTGGTCATTTACGGCACCAAAAGTCAGTACTAAGTTCAACAAATATACAGTTATAATAGTGATTAGCATTTCTGTCTCTGTGTCTTATTCCTTTTGCTGCTTAAACGATTTCAAGCATCCTTTGTTCCCTTCTTGAGCTTCACAAAAGCTTCACATAAAAGGGGACGAAAAAACCGGACCCCGCTCTATTTATACTTGAACATAAAGGGGAAACGGGAAACAAGATCACCGTTAGGTCTGATCCCAAAACCCTTTCGTTAACCCGTTAACACGTTAACCTATTAACACGTTAACCTATTAACCTTTAAATCTATACCATATCTATGAGTAGCTTCGATCTAGATACAAGTCGTATCAAAGACACGCTAAACCGCCTTCAAAACCGCAAGCAGCGTTCTAATAACTTGTGGAAGCCAAGTGAAGGTGAGCAAAAGATTCGGATTGTCCCGAATAAGTACCAAAAGAACTTCCCGTTCGTGGAGCTAAAGTTTCACTATAATCTGCCGGGTAAAAACTACGTAAGTCCCGCTTCAGAGCCAATCGGTAAAAAAGACCCGATTGTTGAGTTCTGTAAAGAGCTTCGCCGGGTCGGTGGCAAGGAGAAGTACGAGATTGCCAATGACATTGAGCCGAAGCCACGGACATTTGCTCCCGTGCTCGTTCGCGGAGAAGAGTCACAAGGTGTCCGGTATTGGGGATTTGGAAAGACGATTTACAGAGAACTTCTAACGTATCTTGACGACCCCGATTACGGAAACTTCATTGATCCGGCTGAGGGCATGGACATTAAGGTGAAGTACACCCCACGTGACCAAAGTCCGACGAAGTTCCCGCAGACGGACATCATGATTCTACCAAACAGAAGTCCGATCACCGACAACCCGGACAAGGTAGATGAGCTAATTGAAAATCAAGTTCACATCACCGAAGTCTTCGATGTGCCAGAGTACGATGAGCTAAAGCGCATTCTCGAAGATTACCGTGACGCTGGTTTCGATAAAGAGAAGTATCAAAGCCAAGCGGTTGACTTTCCCGGAAGCGACAACAATTCTTCCGATGAGAAGAATTCCTCTTCCGATTCTTCTTCTTCCGACGATTCTTCCGACGAAGAAAGCGGTTCGGTGATGAGTGAAGAGTCTTCCGATATTGACGAGCTTGAAGAAGAGTTCGATTCAATGTTCGGTGAGTAACAACAGCTTTGAAACGGCTTTTCAAAAAGCCAGCCAAAGCATCGCCCGTAGGCAGAAAAACCTACGGGCGTTTTATTCAAATCATCAAATCTTCAAACATATATGTCAACAGAAGATCAATTAGCTAGCAAAATCAAAAGTAGTTTAAACAGAAGTGGCTCTTCTGGACAAAAAACGGCGTACTTTTTGAATGACGAAGATAATCCTTCGAATGTTCAAGAGTGGATTTCGACAGGCTCCACCGTTCTTGATATGCTTATTTCAAACAAGGAAGATGGTGGGCTTCCAGTTGGAAAGATCGTTGAATTTCACGGTTCGCCGGGTTCTGGAAAAAGCCTTATTGCAAGTCACGTCTTGGCTCATACGCAAAGAAAAGACGGAATCGCGGTGTACATTGACACGGAGAACGCCGTTGACCCGAACTTTCTAAGAACGATTGGAATCAAGCCGGATGAAGGATTTGTCTTGGTTTCAGAACACCGGGTAGAAAAGGTATTTGAACACCTTGAAACCATTGTGAAGAAAATTCGGGAAAAGGACAGCGACCGGATTGTTACGGTTGTTATTGACTCGATTGCAGGAATGACGACCGAATCCGAAGACACCGGAAATTTTGACAAAGAAGGGTTTGCAACCGATAAAGCCATTGTGATGAGTCGTGCTATGCGTAAGATCACACGGCTTATGGGAGAGGAAAAAGTTCTTCTTCTCTTCACAAACCAAATCAGAGACAACGTGGGCACAATGTATGGAAAACAGTATGTGGTGCCGGGAGGAAAAGCAGTTCCGTTTCACGCCTCTGTTCGCGTTGAGCTTCGGAAGTCAAAATCTATTACCGGAAAAGTCAATGGCCGAAAAGAGCCTGTAGGTGCAACGATTCGACCGAGAATCCGAAAGAACCGTCTTGCGCCACCGGGAAAGAGTTGCGAGTTTGAACTTTACTTCAACTCTGGAATTGACGACGTTGGAAGTTGGTGGCCGATTTTGAAGAACAACAACTGGATTCAACACAGTTCTAGAGGGTGGTACTACGTGGCAGATGAACTTGACGATGATGGAAACATTGTCAAGTACTATCACCCAGACGGTGCAACGGAGAATAAAGACGACGCAAAGAAGTTTCAAGAGGCCACATTTAAGGATGAGGTCATTGAAAACTCCGAATTCAAAGAGTTTGTCTTTGAGCGTCTAAAAGAAAGTGTTCTGTTCTCCTACGATCAAGATTGGACGCGGAAAGAGGTTGAATACGTCATTGATGACCAATCAGAACCGGAGCAGCAGCAATAGCGAAGAACTTATCGGTTGATTCAATAAAATACATTGGGGTTGTGTGTTTACTCTTCAACGGTGAGCATACAGCCCCAAATTTATCCTGTGAATTCTTTATGAAAGACTCTACATTTGACAAGATACTTCAAAAGATAGATGAAAAGAAAGAGATTGAAGACTCTCAACACAAAAATAGTAGAATCCTTGTTTGTGACGGGATGAACACCTTTCTTCGCGGATTTCACGTTTCTACAACAACAAACAACGACGGGCTTCACATTGGCGGCATTACAAGCTTTCTTCAAAGTCTTGGATACGCTATCAAGAAGTTTGAGCCAACCCGGTGCATCGTTGTGTTTGACGGAAAAGGTGGAAGCCAAAGAAGAAGAAAAATATACGAAGACTACAAAAAAGGAAGAAAATCTGGTTCCTCTTCAAACAGGTTTTACGATTTTCAAGGAAGCGAAGATCAAATCAAGAAGGACAAAAGCAGAGAGGCTACGCGAATTGCCCGGTACATGAAAGCCCTTCCCGTCACGTTTGTTATGATCGATTCCATTGAAGCAGATGACGTGATAGCGTATATCAAAACCGGAGTTTATAACACCGATGATAACGAAATTATCATCATGTCAACAGACAAAGACTTTCTTCAACTTGTAGACCGAAGAACAACCGTATGGAGTCCGTCTAAAAAGAATACGTACACTCCAACAGACGTTTACGACGAGTACGGGGTTCCACCGCACCAATTTATGCTTTACCGCACAATCGAAGGTGATACTTCTGACAACATTCCGGGCGTTCCATATGTGGGCGAAAAAAGAATCAAAGACAAGTTCTCCGAGCTTATCAAAAAGAAAGACCGTGTGAATATTGACGAAATCGTAGAATACGCTAAAGATAGAACCGAAGAGTCAACTACATATGAACGCGTCGTAAATAACGAAAGCCTCTTGAAAAGAAACTGGAAGCTGATGCAACTCCATGACGTAGACATTAGCTTATCGAAGTCTAAGCAAATCAGAGAAGCGTGTGAAAACGACAAATCTACGCTCAACAGAATGAAGTTCCGGTCCCTTTACCAGCAAGACCAGTTATGGAATGCGATTGATAATCCAAACCAGTGGGTCTATGATCGGTTTTCGAAGCTGGATCGGTTTGCTAAACAAGACGACAAAAGTTAAAACAACTGTAGAAATACGAAACGAACTTCTCAACTCAAAACACAAAGATGATTGAAGAAAAAGATAACCTCTCGAAGTTTGGATCAAGTTTTCAAACAAAGACGCTTGCCTCTTTGATATCGGACAAGCGGTTTATGGAACGGATGGTTGATATTTTGGACCCGGACTATTACGACAGTAATGCAAGCCAATGGATTTGCCAAAAGCTTAAAGAGTATTGGGCAGAGTACAGGGACACAGCCAGTTTAGACTATTTCAAAACCGAGCTTTCAAAGCAAGACGACAAAGATTTTCAAAACGTTGTTATCCAAAATCTTCGCAAAATCTATAAGAACCTAGACGCAGACGACCTCCAATACGTTAAAGACGAGTTCCTTGAATTTGCTAAGAATCAAGCCATGAAGGTTGCAATTGTTGAATCTGTAGACTTGATGAAGGTTGGAGACTATGACCAGATCCGTTCACGTGTAGACGACGCCTTAAATGCGGGGATGGATAAAAACGTGGGTCA